CGCGTCAAAGTCTGACGTGGTCGGTGGCGTGAACGTGCTGGTGCGGGTCTGGCGATTGAGGCTGTTCGCGCTGACCTTGTATGGTCCGCTCTTGAAGTGGTCTGTCACGACCTTGCTTACTTCGAGCTCGCCCTCGATGATCGGGTTGCCGCTGCCATCCTGCTGATACAGGCGCGTGAACGTGACCCGGAACGGGATCGCCCGACCGAGCACGACAAGTTTCCCGGTGAGATCCGTTCCAGTGATTGAGTTTGGAATTGGAGTGCTGGTGGCTGTGGTTCCGCTCATCGAGATGAACCTTTGCTTCCAGACTCCATTATCCATCCAAACGACCGTATTGATCGACGGGTCCGCGTATGGCAACGTCCATTCCGTCTCGCTGCCGTTGTACGTGCCACCCTTTATCACATGGCGGTGGTCCAAACGCGGCTGTTCGCTGAACGATGCGGGCGCAAGCGGATCGCTTGTAAGCGGCATCGACTCCACGATCATGTTCAGGGTCGAACTGATGAGCGTGGTACGCAGGATGTACAGGGTGTCATCAATGACGATGGCATCGTTGATGATGTCGCCACCGAACGAGTATCGCGTCCAAGCGGACTGCACAAGCTTGTCAGCAAGCCGGGTGCTGCGATACACGTACAGGCTTCCATCGGTGTTCCCGTATCCGTCGAAGATCACGATGTCGCCCGTGGCGATGATCGTTGTGTTCGTTGGAGTTGGGCACTTGTTGCCAACCCAGGTCGATGGATTCGAGAAGAAGCCGCCGCCCACGCCGTTGCTGGTGATCGTCGATGTCGGATCTGTCGTGGTTGGCTGCGGCACCACAACGAGCGTGTCGTTGTTGTCGCTGCCGATCAGCGAGCGCAACGACGTCGGCAAGAGCCCATCCACGTGCTGTGTGATGGTGTTGGCTCGGTTGGAGACCTGGATGTCGTCGTAGACGTACTCGTAGATCAGGCTGGATTCCTCGCGTGCTCCAGCGAGGTAGATCATGCTCGATACGGGTACAGGACGAACCTTCTGTGTGTTGTAGGTCGTGCTCGGCGTGAAGGTTGCGTTGCTGGCCGTGAAGGTCTCGTCGCCACCGAGCTCAAACTGCGTGCCGGCCCGCGTCAGCAGCAGCAGGCTCTTGCGGAACGGAACCATGAAGTCGATCAGCGAGATGGTGTTGGAACCGATCTGAACCGTGATCGGATCGGCCGGGTTCGACGCAAACGTGCTGGACGAGTACGGGAAAAAGTTGAACAGGTCGTTCGGCTGGCTGCACACGACGAACTCGCCCATCGCAAGGCAGAGTCGGCCGCGGTGGTACGCGATGTCCGAGATGACGGTGTCGGCCTGAAAGGGAGATGGAGCCTGCCACGATGTCGCATTTGTGTTGGCCGCTTTCAATTCCGTCGCCTGTGTCACGAATGAAACGGTGAATGTCGGTGGAGCTAGGGACGAACGGACGAGCTTGACAGGGAACTTTGTCTCGTCAATCGTGGTGTGCGTGGTCGCCCATTCAACCGATCCTGCGGCGGCAGTCAGAGCCGTCGTGGCTGTCGTTGTGACCGTGAATGTCGTCGGAGTTGGAGCAGAAGCAACCGAATAGGTACCCGTCGCAGTATCGATCCAGCTCGCGGTCAGGGTGTTGATGGAGTTGTTCGCCGCCAGCCCGTGAGGAGTTGTAGTCGTGATCGTGGCAGTTGTTGAACCGCTTGAGCGAGTCGCCGTTGCAGAGAATGTGCGCTTGCCCGTGTCGGTCGGCGCCTTCGTGTTGACGATGATCGTCGTGTCCACGATGGTCAGCAGGCGCAGGTCATCTGCGGTCGGGCTGTTCGTGTTCAGGTATGTCTGGGTGGTGCTGTTGAACGTCGGTGTGATGATGTTCCCCACCACGGAGCCAGCGGAGGCTGTCATCACGGTCTGTGTCATCACGCTGTCGTCGAAGACGCACGTGAAGACATACGGGCCCGTTCCGGACCGGCTGACCGTCACCCGTCCTGCACCGACCGTTGTGAGTCCCTCGAGGGCCGTCTGAACGGTTGCGGCAGATGCGTTGAAGTTCAGGGCCGACGTTGTCTGGCCGCCGAATGTGAGCGTGAATGTGCCGCTGCCCGGTCCGGTGACGTATTGTGTTCTGTTGCGCGGGTTTGCCAGGTCAACGATTCGCAGGATCGTATTGCTGCTGTCGCGGCCGTAGATGACCATGTACCGCTCGGTGGCATCGCGGACGATCCGATGGGCACGGTAGTACTGCGTGTTTACGCCGGCGACCGTCTGTGCGAAGTGTCGCGATCCCGCTCGCGTGGAGACGCCGCTGACCACGCTGAACAGCGCGTTCTCGGCATCCTCGACCTGCGATGGGAACCGGCTGCTCGCACTCTGGGTGGAGATGCCGTTGTGCAGCGAGCCGATCCGCTGCCGGAAATCGGTTGTCGCCATTTATCCCTGCTGCTGCTGGGTCTGTGCCTGCACGAACAGCGGCCTGCTCGAGAACGTGCCCTCGCGGGGCTGGATGGAGTCCGTGAGACCCAGCTCCTGGGATAGGTAGGCGTCTGCCATCTGGGATCCAGTGGTGCGCCTGGCAAACCGCTGGGCGGCGTGCTGGGCAACCTGCTCGCAGAGCATGGGGTCGAGGTCAGCGAACGCCAGCAGCTCGGCGACGTCGAGGTAGACCGGGTTGGTGTTCGTCATGCTGAACTGACCCTTGTCGGCGTCGTAGACCTTGGTGCCGCGCATGACGAGGTTCCGGTGCTGATCCGGGCCGGCGCCGCGGATGCGAAGCACGTCAGAGCCCAGCGTGATCTCGAACGTGCCTCCCGCCGGCGTGTACGGCTTGGCCCGGAGCGTGTTGCATGGGAATCCTTGGGCACACAGGTAGCGCGTGCTGTCGTCCACGTAACGCTCGGCCTCAGCTGCGATGCTGGTGCCGCCAGTATCGAGGGCCGGCACCCGGTATTCGTTGATGGCGGCCAGGCAGGCGTTCACGGCGTCAAGTTTGGTCATCGCTGGCATTACCAGACGCTCCTATCTCGCATGCGGGGTCTCCCCCTGAGTTGGATCATGTCGGCTGTGTTGAGTACGTTGACATCTGCGCGGGAGTCGTCCTCGCGCTTGGCCTCGCTCATTCGTCGAACCGCCTCGTCACGGAGCATTCCGTCGAGCGCGGAATCCTTCTTGTGGGCGCGGTTGTAGTTGTACGCGGCTTCCGTGATGACGTAGTCCGCGAAGGTCTGCGGCAGATCGGTGAACGCGGTCTGGGCCACGTAGGTCACGCGGACATTCCGGTTGAAGACGTCGGTGTTGTTGCCAAGGTCGTAGAGAAACCCGCCAACGACGCTCACGTCGGTATCGGAATCGGCACCATCGGTGTCGATGCGGTAGGTGCTGGCCGGCACGGCGATCTTGCCCTGTCCGTCCTGTGCCAGCTCGACGTTATACCGAGTGTTGAAGTGCCAGCCCTTGGCCTGGCAGGCGCGGTCAGCGTCATCGAGATACCGCTCGACCTGAGCCTGTGTTGAGATTCCGCCAGTGTCCAGAGCGGCGACGGGGGTCAACCCCAGCCTGCGAAGGATTGCGTTGATGGCTTCGAGTTTGGTCATGTGGAAGGCCGTTATCGGAAGACTGATACCTGTCCGACGACGACATCGTTGGCTGTTGTGCCTGCGCTGAAGTGAACCAATACAGACATTGTCGAAAATGCGGTCGCATTGCGGGACATTTGTCCAAACACAGCAGCGATTGTCGCGCTGCCGTCTGCCAGATACTGCGCCGTAGCGTTAGCACAGTAGTTGGCATCTGGCATACTCGCAGCAAAATTGATCGCGTACAACCCAGTGCCGGCATACGCGACGCTGTTGATGTTGCCACTGGCGCGAATCGGGCAATACCAAAGTGCACAGGATCCGCTGGTAGTTAGTGATGTACCGGCAGTGTATGTGAACGTATTGGTGGTGACGGATGTTATCACATACGCACCATCAACAGCAGTACCGCTAGTCGAATCTACGTACACACGATGACCAGTCTGATGGCCGTGGTTTGAACTGGTGACTGTGACTGTCGTTCCTGATTGCGAATACGTTGCAGACACGATTGTCTTGCTGGCCGATACGCCATTGAAGTTCACCCAAGCGCGGCACCCATACACGGGAGCAATCGAACCATAACCAGCGTTCATCGACAGGTTGCCGACGCTGACGGTTCCGGCAGCAGCTCCAAGCGCAACGGTCGTGGCTGCCCCACCGATGTTCACGGTTGTTGCAGTGGCATTGACAACATTTGCCGTCGTCTGGTTCGTGGTGATGTTGCCACCATTGACTGCAAGATCGCCACTAACAGTTGTGTTCCCGCTGATGTTGCCAGTTAGATCACCTGTGACGTTTCCTGTCACGTTTCCGGTGACATTTCCGGTGACATTGCCGGTCAACGGCCCAACGAACGCCGTAGCGGTAGCCGTCCCATCGACGTCCAGCGTTGAGGTGGGATTGTTCTTTCCGATGCCAACGCGGTCATTGGTCGCGTCCACAAACAGCGTGTCGGTATCCACCGCCAGGTTGCCCGTCGCTCCGTACAGGCGAGCCTTCTCGGAGTTCTGGTCGAGGAAGATGATGTCGCGGTTGAGGTTTGCTCCACCGCTGTTTGCGATCATCTGAAGGTTGCCGGTAGACGACGCGCCGCCAACACCAGAGGCGATGATGCCCGTCAACGCCGATCCGTCGCCACTGAACGCCGTGGCCGTCACTGTCCCTGTCACCGTGGCCCCACTGGTCGTCACTGCGACCTTCGTGAGGCCGTTGTGCTTCAGCTCAAGCGTGGTCGTTCCGTTGATGTCCAGATCGGCTGCTTCAACCGTCGGCGTTGTGACCTTTCCTGTACCGCTGATGGTCAGGTTGGTGTCGTTGGACACCGTAAGGGTCGAGCCTGTGTTCGGCCGAAGCGTGTTGACGCGCAGCTCACTCATGGTTCACTTGTTCCAGGGCAGGAAGGTGTTCACCCAGCGCCACAGCGGCGGGCCGATGACGGCGCCAGCAGCAAACATCAGAACGCTCCACCACGCAGTGCCAAGCACGTGTTCCATCGTGTGTCCTCTCGTTAGGGTTGTGAGTTCTCCTGCTTGACCTGGCGCATCGCCTTGTCGAGCAGCGGATCCTGAGCCCGCAACATCGCTACGAGCTCTCGAACGGTCTCTGGTTTGTCCCGGGCCAATGTCGCGGCCATCATCTGGGCTTCTGTGACCTTGCGGCGAGGTATCCATCCAAGCGCAGCCCGGACTGCTCCGAGCACGCCAGAGGCCGTCAGAATCCAAACCGCAGCGGCACCCGCGGCAGCAATAGCAAGCCAGCGGAGCAAGTCAGCCCACCAAGGCGTCCGGTCGGTAGTCCCAGGCAGTGTGGCGTGGATGTCTGATACCGATCGCTTGATCTTGCGGGCCTCAAGCTGGATGTCCGAAGCGGAGCGAATCGACTCCACTTCTTTGGAAGTGTCTCCAATTCGATCCGTCAACTCAATGATGCGATCCGCCCTGTCACCAATTTCGTTTGCGTCAGACGCGATTTTCGCTGTTGGAGAGCAGGCGCACAGCAAAAGGCAGATGAATGCCTGCCTCACGCCCATACGCGCATTGGCACAGCAGGCGGCGGGTCAAGGATCGGCAACTCCGCCAGCACCTCCGGCGGCAGTTCACCCGCCACTCGCAGGTTCGCGTGGAAGCGGTTGTCGGTCACAGGCTCCTCGTCCACGATGCGAGTGA